CTTCGGAGTCAGGAAGGACCAATTTTCCCTTTACTTGAGCTATAATTCTCTGACTAACGGTGGTCACTTTCTTCTTTGATTCCTCGATATCTCCAATCGTACAACCACTGTCGAGAAGCTTTTGGTACATAATGTTCTCGGCGATGTTGAGGCCCAAGAATAGCCCTACCATTTTTATGGGGTCCTCCATAGCACCAGATCTTATGGCGCGAGCCAGTAGTTCTGAATATACCGTGTAGGCCTCGTCCATCAATCTTCCTTCCTCTTCTTTGTCGTCAAACATGCTGCTATTCTCCTTCGTCCATGAGTTTTTCTAGTATCTCGGAGGGGATAATGGCCTTGACGACTCTTATGATGGTCCTATCAGAGGCTTCGATATAACTCTCCCCGATGGCGTCACAATACATGCAGGAAAATGGTTTCTGCCCTCGGCAGATAGAGCACTTAACCTTTATATATAGTTTGTTTTCCATACCTTATTATAAGTAGTGGAGGAGAAGGGTAATGGAATTTTATTGTTCTATATACTGGCGGATGCAGTCTTCCATAATTTCTTTCCAATCTTCATCGTCAATATTAATCTGCAAAGTCTGTCCAATGTCGTACCCGCGATCCCAGGCAAGGACCTCCTCGATAACAATGGATGATTTGGTTTCACTATCAAAGTGGATGTCCAAGAAGTAATGACCTATTTCGTGAAGGATTGTGTAAACAACATGTTTGGGGGTTTGGCGGCAACCGATGACAATTTCGGAGGTGTGGTGGTCAATGTAGTTTTCGGCGTCAGATGAGAACAGGAGCTTAATCCCATTATCAGAGAGAAATGTTTTGATCTTTTGAAGATCTTCTTCTAGTTGGCTTCCCTGCATAGCTAACACCTTCGCCCCAGAAATTATCATTCTTAGGATCATCAGTAATTAGCAGCAATTCGACAAAACGGTGGCCATTGCGCTCTTTTAATTTGTAAGCGTGAACACCAAGCTTTCCATAGAGGGACTTCTTTTTTTGTCGCTGGAACTTTTGTCGCTTTGGCGGCTCATTCAAAAATGCAACGCATGAATCTATGAACTGTTGTTCCGTCATCTCTTTAAGGTGGTTATCAAAATCCACGTCCAGATAACATCCCACCACCCACTTGCTATCACCGTAGCCGCTGATGTGGAAAACGGATGATGAATATCGGCCGTGTTTGGTGGGTTCTTCTGGTGAATTTTTAAAGGAACTCTTAGGGATTGGGCGGAGTGAACACTCTATCATATTAGATACCTTTCACAACGGTGGTAACTCTCTTTACCACCTTGAGTGTGTCTTCTTGTTCTTGCTCCTGTGCTTGCCTCCTGTGTTCAGCGTCTATCTTGGCAGCTGCTTGAAGGATCTCCATATAATTCGCCAGTATCTCGTGGGTATCTCCTATCCTAATTAATATCTTTTGCACCAAGCTATTATATTCCGCCAGATTATTCATCACAATCGCTGGTTTAGTGGGTGCATCCAAGGCGGCGGCTTGGAAATAGCCACTCAAGGAGGTAAGGTTGTTGGATAGTTCGTTGAGCATGATGGATACTCGGTCTGGAACCTCCTTGAAATCAACACTGTATTTAATATAAACTCTTTGGGGAATTAACTTATCAGACATATCAAGCCTCTCTACTGTATTATGAATTCAACTGCTGTCTTTATAAAATAGATAACCATAGTTAGGGTTGCAGTTCCGACCATAGCCATCATCTTTGACTGGTTTCTCTTCCACTGCTCTAAGTCTCGCACCCGAGCATACAGTCCAGCGTCCGGTTCGTATAATGACTTCTCTACACGGTTAATTATGGAAGTCATCTCTTCTTGCTTTTCCTTTATATCATCCATCTTTATAGACAATACATCAAAGCTTGCTTTAACTTCCGTCACTAATATTTGAATCTGATTATCTTCCATAATTTATCTCCTTATTCACAAGAATAAGTAGTAACTACAAGTACTAACTTTCAATAATTGCGAAGTCTGCGGTGAGCAAAACAGAAGAAGCAGAGGCAGCGTTTCTTAGTGCCGTCTTTGTTACCTTGGCTGGATCAAGTACGCCGGTGGAAATAAGGTCTTCATACTTTGAAGTGGCCACGTTGTAACCCTTTGTGGAGGACGTGAAAGACTTAACTTTCTCAATCACGACATCTGCCGATTGACCTGCATTCGTCACCATTTGTCGCAGTGGTTCTTCAATTGCCCTCTTGATGATCTCAACACCAAGCATCTGGTCTTCGCTCTGAAGCTTGATTCCCTTGAGGGATTTTGTTGCGCGAACCAAGGCTGTACCTCCGCCGGCGACGATGCCCTGAACTTGTGCTGAGTCAACGGCCGAGAGTGCGTCTTCGACTCTGTGGCGTTTCTCGATCATCTCAACCTCTGTGGCGCCGCCGACGTGGATAATTGCGATGCCGCTAGACAGCCTAGTGATGCGCTCTTGAATCTTCTCACACTCATGTAGGGCATCGGTCTGAGACATTTCCGCTTTCAGTGTTTCAATACGCTTGTCGATCTCGTCTTGTGCGCCAAAGCCGCCGACGATGGTGGTGTTATGTTTGCTTGCTTCGACAGTCTTTGCTCGGCCGAGATGTTCTAGCCTAGTTTCGCAAAGCTGCATGCCGCTTTCGCGGGATACATATGTAGCTCCAACTGATGTGGCCAAGTCTTTAAGAATATTTCTTCTCTCTTCCCCGTAGCGCGGTGCCTTGATTGCAGACACTTTCATAGTTCCCCTTACGGAGTTCATGATTAGTGCAGCGAGGGCTTGGCCTTCAACGTTCTCGGCAACGATGATGAGGGGCCTACTCTCTCTCGCGGCGAGTTCTAAGACTGGAAAAATTTCTTCCACGGTTTCGATGGCTGAGTCGGTAACGAGAATCAGTGCATCCTCGTGCTTGCACACTCCGCGTCGTTCATCGTTGATAAAAGCCGTGGCGCAGATGCCACTGTCGAATCGGAAACCCTCGACAACATCCAGTGATGTCTCATGAGAGCGAGCATCTTGTATGGTAATGGCGCCGTCTTTACCAACCAAATCAACAGCCTTGGCAACTAAGTCGCCAATACTGGTATCTCCGTTTGCAGAGATAGTTGCGATGTTTGCAATGTCTTCCTCGCTGGAGATTGGCCTTGCTTGTTCTGATACTGCGTCAACTACTACGTCAACAGCTGTGTCGATACCTCGTTTAAGCTCCACAGGGTTAGAACCTGCCTTGAGATATTTCTGTGCGCTCGTTAAGATTGCGCGAGCAAGTACTGTGGCGGTTGTTGTACCGTCGCCGGCAACAGTGTTGGTCTTCTCAGATGCTTGCTTAATAATTTGTGCTGCAGCATTTTCAAAGGGATCTTCGAACTCCACAAACTTGGCGACAGTTACGCCGTCTTTTGTGATGATGGGGTTGCCGCCCTTCTGGTGGAGGATTACGTTTCTTCCTCCTGGCCCCATTGTGGATGCCACATTGTCTGCAAGCTTGTTCACGCCTGCAAGAATCTTTTCACTAAGATCATTACCGTTATTATATTTCTTCATTGAAATTGCCTTTCGAGGTTTTACTAGGTACTATTATATTATAACCACTATCTGGAATTTGTAAAGTGTTTTGTTTATTTATCTTCTTTGTCTACCTGCGTAGTAAGCTCAGCTTCTGCTTGAGTTGCATCTTTGATGGCCTGCCTGCCCTTGCTGATACCGGAGCCTCGCTCTTTGGTAAAGAAGTATCCGTTAGCATTCTCGGACATGTCCTGTGCGCTCTTGAAGAACAAATACAAATCATCATAAAGAACATCCATATACTGCTCTGCGGTTTTAGCTGCAGCATCGGAAGAGTATGGCAGGGTTCCCAACACCTTGTAGTCAATTCCCTGAATCTGATCTAGCTGAGTGGGTGAGATGGTCCATTGAGTTCCGTGGCCTCCGGCAGCTTCGCAGAGCAAGCCTCTTTCTTCAGCCATTTTTTGCCATGCTACCTTGTTCTCTTCCACTGTGTAGGGGCCTGCTAGGCGTCGAGATTCGGCGATGTCGCCCTCGGCTTTGGCAATAGCCTTGACAAACAACCTTACAATAGCACCTACTTTATGGGCGTCCCGCAGTTTCATGATCTTGTCTTCGCCGCCGTCTACTTTGGATAAATAATCAACCCTTGTTTTTCCACCCATGTAAGACTCTGGGTGTTTTATCTTGCCTGCACCAGCTTCGAGCCACTTGGGAATTTCCCGAGTAACAAGATCCATCAGAGCAGTGGGTTCCTTAGTATCATCTTTGCCTCTCAAAACTTTGCCAAGCTTTCTCACGACCTGTAAGAACGTAGCATCCATTTGCTCCTTGCTTGTGTTCCATACATGCTTGAGGTCATCGGGTAGAGGCTCTACTTCATTAAAGAATTTTTCAAACTTTTCATCGCCCCACCTAGATGGGTTGCGGAAGGCGACATTGGCATCATCCCAGTTTATTTTTGTTTCGCCTTCTTCGCCGGCGTCTGTTGTTTGTGAGGCAGCTGCGCTTCTGCGACTATAACCCCTTGTCTGTTGAAGGAGTTTGTATCTGGCTTTGTAACCCTTTGCGTTAGACGGGAGTTTGTTGAATGCTTGAGCAACCTGTGCTGCACTCAACTTATCTGTTGCAAGTAATTTTTCGGCACCTTCTTTTAATTCGCCATTGGGAAGGCGAGCGATGGCGTTAAGGAAATTGTTTCTATCCAAGTGGAACTGTTCCAGCGCGATTTGTTGGCCGTCTTTTCTGGCGACAATATACAACATACCTTCTTTTGCATAATCAACAAACAGGGCGTCGACGAGGTTAGTATAGCTGCCCTCAACATTGGTCTTGTTGCTGAGCAATTTCAAACTAACGGGCGTTCCCTGATGGCCAGGCAGTTCGCTGAAGGCTATCAAATCCTCAATGGGAAGGTTCCCCTTCTCTGAACGTTCTGATTTTTGTGACCCTCTAAGGAGGGCTGCTAAGAAGCCTTCGAAAACAAATCCGGCTGAAGCCTCGTTGAAGCTTCTGATTACTGCGGCAAAGGATTCCAAGAGAATGATGGTCCCAAGAATTCTTCGGACACCAGTGATCTTGCCGGTGGGGTTATTAATGGTATTAGTGATGAAGTCTAATTTGGCGTCAATGGTTGCGGCGCCGCCAATAGTGTTAAAAATTTCTTGGACCTGCTTCCGTTCGAGTGAGTTCGGATCTCCCCATGCCTCCGTTGGAACATACTTGGGTAATACCAAAACAAATTCTTCGGCTTTGGTCATGTCGACGTTTTTTCCTGCCCCTTCTTCATCCTCGGGAAGCAAGTCTGGCTCGGTGATATCGCTATCGAGGTAAGGAGAAGCGGCTCCAAAAGTAGAACCACCTACAGCCGGGGTCTGAATAATCGTTGTGGAGGCTCCTGCTGATTCCAACAGCACTTCCAATAATTCTTCTGTTAACCAATCATCATAACTTTTTGTCATCTTTAATTTCCTCGATTACTTTAGCCAGATCCAAACACGCAGGATCGGTTTTATTCTCCGTAACATGGTAGTGACATATCACTCCCTCGAACGAAGATGATTTAATTACACCTTTAATTAGTTCGCCATTGCGGTTTGGGAACTCTAAAGGCACATTATAAAACCCACAAAGTGATTTTAATAGTTCTTTTAACGCATCGACCTGAACATCGTAGAATCCCAAGTGGCTCTTAAAAGTCTTTCCATGGAGTTTCATGGCCTTAACAATGGGTCGGCGTGGGGTGTATTTCTTCATGTATTTCATGTAGACGGCATTGCTTATTTCGATGCCAATGCTCTTAGAATTAACGCCACGGGCATGCCATGCAACATGGTTCGTATCCATGAGCTGGTGAATCGTGCCGTCGTTGTCGATGCAGAAGTGGGCTGAGAGTCCACGGTCTGCTAAGACTTTGGCGCACTGCTTTGAATTCAAGCAGCCATCCCAATGAACGACAATCTTATCAATTGTCTGGGCGCGGCTGCCCTTGACTGGCTTGTATTGATTTGATTTACACATTAGTGCGTCTGGCTGAGTCCACAGGATCGTGTCTTCCCAGTCGATTGTGACGTCGTGATTGTTGCATACAATACTTGTGGCTGGAGCGTTGTCTATCTCGAACTGCTCTCTTGCGTGTTCGAGGTCTTCGTCAGAGAGGGGAGCTGTAATTCCCACCTCTTCACCCTCTTTGTCGATGCCGAGTTCTTTATACTCAACATTCGGTTGTAATAGTTTTTCTTTCTTGCTCCCAAAGAGTAGGGAGAGGATCATTTGGATTATTTCAACTAGAGCTTTCATCTCTCGTTACCTCCTCTGGGAAGTTCTTGTACGCAGACAGTTGCTGCATTGCACCTTCCCAGTTGTCAAATTGTAGTTGTTCTTTATAGACCGTGGGGTATGATTCAACAAATTTCTGAATCACTTCTTTCTTCCACGTTTGAAGATCGTGCGCATCTTCGTTTTTCACTCTCTTAATAGTCTCTTCGCTTACGCCCGTAGACTGCATGGTGATATACCCTGTTTCCAGTGACATGATCAGTCGGCTATAAACATTGAGTGTAAACTCTAATAGTTCGTTCTCCACTACCATCAAGAGATTGCTCTTGAGGCCGAAGATAATTGCGAGGGCACTGTACACTTTGTGAAAAGCGATACCAGCGATAAAGGCTACGATTATATATACAACAGTCATATTTTACTCCATACAAAAAAGCACTGCAAGTCTATTATACAACATTGCAGTGCTTTTGTAAAGGATTAAAACAAGATTACTTGTTTAAGCGTTCGATCACTTTAGCAGAAATCTCCTGAACCAACTGATCAATCGATGATCCAGCAGTTTCTTCGAGTTCTTCTACTTCTTCTTCGGCACCCATGGCGTCAGCGTCTGCTTCCATATCGGCAGCGACTTCCATATCGTCAGCAGCTTCCATATCGTCAGCAGCTTCCATGTCGTCAGTAGCTTCCACGTCGTCTTCGGTATCAGTAACAGTTGTTTCGATACCTGCGCTTGTGAGCAAGTCAGCTAAGTCAGTCAAGATGCTTTGTGCGCGAGCAGCTAAATCTTCTTCGCCAGTTTCTTCAGCGTCGAGTTCAGCGTCCATTTCGCCGTCCATGTCAGTGTCGATTTCAGCGTCAGCCATTTCGATGTCGCCATCGATAGTTTCTTCTGCTTCTTCGTCACCCATGAGTTCTTCGTCTTCTTCAGCGAGAGCTAAAGACTCTTCTTGAACTTCAGCAGCTTCGTTAGTTGCTTCTGCGTCTTCATTGGTTGCTTCTGCAGCTTCATCGATGGCGTCTTCGCCTTCATTCTGAGCTTCAGCAGCTTCTTCAACTACTTCTTCGTTTTCAGTAATTTCTTCTTCCTCGTTCACCTTCTCGTCCAAGAAGGACTCGGAAAGTGGAGAAAGATTAGCCATTGTCATGAAACGACGAATTGTTGATTCGTTTAAAAGTTTCTTAGTCATAGTACTATCTCCTCTTGATATTTTTAAATCGATTTTTCAAGAATACTCCACATAACGTGGAATAACGTTTATAATTAGTGTTACGTTTTTGAAAAACCCCTTTTATTTACCTGAAACGGGATTTTTCATCTTCTTCTTTAATTTGGACAGGGCGCCCTTTTCTATTTGACAAACTCGCACAAAGCTGATTCCCAGTCGCTCTCCTATTTCTCGAAGAGTTAGGCCCTCTTCGTTCTTGTCGACCGCCACATGGGTACAGTTCAAGTCTTCCTCAAAATCCAGCCAACTGCGGCAAGAAGTGTTGGGACATGATACGCCGTACTCTTTGCATGCGCTGACGCATTTTCGCTCGGCTGGTGGGGCGTCCATATATATGTTTAGTGCATCAGACATCAACCTCACCTCCATCTATTAAATCAAATATGTTTTCAATATCCTCGGGCGAAAGTGAAAATCTTTTATCAATTTCTTCTGCCTTCTCCCTCTCTTTCTTAATCATTCTTCTGCTCCTCTTGTGATCAATTTGCTTCGCCTCTTTGTATTCTTCTACAAAAGCGGCGATATGTTTGTTATCATTTATAAAGCCATCGACGATTGCTCTGAAGAACTCTGTCTTCTTTAACCTCTCGTACTCCAGTTTCATAATCAAATTCACATACACGGTGTCGGTTGAGTCGTAGTATAGACTCGGATAGACTCTCCTGTTGAGCCACCCATACTCATGTATCTTTTTTTCTTTTTCATCCGTCATATTAATTTCCCAAGATGTGCGGGCTCCCCTCTTTGAGTCCTGCAGGAGTTTGCTGAACAAACGTGGCCGTTAGTCTCAATTCGTTTAGATTCGAACAGCCACTGTAAGAGAGGCCACTGCGAATCCCTGCAGTCAGGTCATCGAGCGTATCAAACACGGGGCCTTTATACGGAACGGTTGTAGAAACGCCCTCAACTACAGAGACTTTGCTGCGCCATGAGGCCTGAGCATCTCTTGACGCCATGCCTCTGTAGACCTTATACTTGTTCTTGGTTCTCTCGTCGGTGATGATGACGCCGGGAGTCTCGTCGGTTCCGGCTAATAGCGATCCCACCATTACCAAATCTGCGCCAGCAGCTAATGCCTTTGTAATGTCGCCACTATGTCGCATGCCTCCGTCGGCGATGAGAAGGGCTGAAGCTTCTGATTCTGAGCAGCGGCGGATCGATTCCAGCACCGGTATTCCGTGGCCAGTTCGAACTCGAGTGCTGCAAGCGGCGCCGCCACCGACACCGACGCGGATGCTGTCGGCACCCCAGTTGGAAATGTCGATGAACGCTTCCTCGGTTGCGACGTTGCCGGCCATGATATGAATCTCCGATCCGAACTTTCCTCGCAAAATTCCAATTGCTCGCTTAACGTGTATGTGGTGCCCATGGGCGACGTCGATGCATAGAATTTCTGCGCCTGCACCGATAAGCTCTGCAGAACGTTCCAAAAAATCTCCTGTTGCTCCAATGGCTGCAGCAATGGGGCTTTGGTCGCAAGTTGGATCGGCTGCGCATGAAATGACTTGAGTTATCATATCCACTTGCTCTTCTATGGTGTTGTATCTGTGTAGAACCCCAAAGGTTCCTGCGTCGGCGAGGGCTGTGGCCATATCTGCGCCGACAACAGTATCCATGGGTGCACCAATTATTGGAATATCGAGCGATAATAGGGCATCTAGGTCGACGGATATATCCACTTGCTCTCTGGTTGCTATATCAGAATACTTTGGAACCAAAGAGACATCATCAAACGTTAATACTTTTCTCATCTTAGTATCTCCCAGAATCATCACAAACATGATTGAGAACGTCTTCCAGTTTTGGTATCAACTTGGAAATCTCAAAACTACTGAAGTTGTTCTCGTGAGTACACAAGCTCACCTCATTAAGAAGCCAGTAGACATATGAAAGGTTAAGCTTGTCCTTCGCATCAAATTTGTTCTTATGACGTGTGGTCATTCTTTTCTCCTCTTTCGCGAATCATCTTGTCGAAGTCTTCAACAACACTAACCGCCTTCTGCCAACAGGCTGGACAGTATAGTCTTACGACGTCGGGGTTCCTCTTCACGACCACGTTCCAAGACATCACTTGTTCTCTGTTTTTTCTATCAAAGGGTTCATCACAGGCAAGACACTCTTCGGGAAGCTGGTCAAAAAGTCCCATCTTCTGTTTCAAGTCCTTCTGCACCTGTTTGTTACTTTTCTTGTCGCTCTTTATTTTGCGAACCATCACATCACCGCCAAGTCTGGTGGGTTTTCCACGGGATCGCGGGTGTCGCTGCCGAAGACAACAAGGGCAGAAGGGAATGGAGCTGAGTTGTTTCCTCCTCCAAACTTAAGGCGCCCTTTAATGAGACGAATCTCATCTGCCTTCATAACATAGTCGTGCCAGTAGCGGGTATCCGTTCGGGCTGGAATGAGCATGACAACAGTGGTGTCTTCTTTGCATCCTTCTTCGTATGCCTTCTTGACCCAGTGTTTAATTCCTCGACCATATGGGGGGTTAACAAACGCAGTTGCACCCTTCCAGTCTTGGATAAGGCCATCATCGTCTGACGTGTAGTACTTACTGCAGACTGCGTTATGGCTTTGGGCGCAGGGATCTAAATCAAACCCGAACTGTTTATCCAGCTTACGAAAAAACTCTCGCGGGGTTGCCCACTCCATGCTCTTGCTGCTGAATAAGGTTTTCATATCATGCTTTTTCATTGTTTCCTCCGTCTGTTGAGCCCAAAGCACCTTCGCCTCGGTCGCTAATTGTGATTGGATACCAATCATATAAATCGCCGTTGTGAGTCTCTAGCGCCCTGAAATGGACGACTGGAATCATCACTGTCTGTGCGATCTTGTCGTGTGCTTTGAGGGTTTGTGATTCTTTGCCGATGTTGTGGAGGTTCACAAAGACCTCGCCATCGTAGCCGGAGTCGACAACGCATGCTCCGACAACCAGACTTCTCTTAGCCGCAACAGAGCTGCGATTCTTAATCTCCAGCATGTAACCGTGGGGCACACCGAAACGACAGCCAGTCGGAAGGACTGCGCTTGTGCCGGGTTCGATAGTGATGGAGTCACCGTCCTCGGGGTTAAAGAATAGATCCAGACCTGCGTCTGAGGGGTTTGCTCGTTCTGGTGGGTGGACGCCTTTGCGTACTCTACTGTATTCTAACATCATATCGTTCTCCTTAGTTGATATCTTTTGGATCTGTGTGAATTAAAAACTTACCTTTGAGAAGTTCTCTATCTTTTTGTTGCCTTCTCTTGGCCACTCTCTTAGAATACTCTTCGTCTTCGAGTTTGTCAAGGAAAATTTCTAGGTTCCTCTCCATCATGTTGGTGATGATCTCCTCGTCTGTGGTGCCCGTGGTGCCCCATAGGGCCTTGATTTTCTCACGGTCTGCACCTTTTTTAAACTTTGCAGTGCCGGCATCCGTGGCTTTTAGTTTTAATTTCTTTTTCATAAATTCTCCTTATTCGTTTAGTTCTAGCGTTTTGAGTTCGCGTAGCTGCATCCAATTCAACACATCAAATGGGCCACCATATGTTACAATAACGTCATAATCTGAATCTTTGTATTTTTCTTGCAACTCTTCGCGAGCTTCTTCTGTTTCTTTCGCAGTTCGCAGAGTCCTTCTCTCGGCGATCTTTAATTTTGTTTTGTGGATAACCACCACTGAGTTGAACCTCTTTGTCATCCCAGCAGCCTGAAGTTGTGGTAAATACTTCTCGATGAGAAGCCCCACTGTTCGCTATAGTCTAGTTTCGCCATATAGGGCCGATTCAGGTGGATGTTATCCTTGCCCGGCTTGACGCCCCAGCATTTAATTTTAGTCAACACGCTGTTCTCGTCAATGACCTCCACAATCCAATAGGTTTTGTTGTTCTTCGTTTTTCTTGAGATAACCTTGCGTGGAATAAACCACACCAAGTTCAAATCAGGATCATACTCAGAAATTGCCGGTACACTATAGTCTCGCAAACGAGATTGGACTTTTTCATCCACGACGAGATGCATTGGAAACACGCCCGTTAGGGTGGTGAGATACTCGATTTTCTCCTCGATAGAAAAGTCACCCTCTGGTCCATAGGTCGCGATGTTGTCGTCCAAATCTTTCTCTTTTCTCGGTCGGTTAACTGCGACAGAAGACCAATAGTGCTTGAGTCCAGTAAACCTGTCGTCCATGAGAGAATTTAAAGCCTGACTTCGAACAAGAACATCCAGAGCTTTCTTATTTAGCTTGCTGTATGTTATCTTCTCGCTGAAAAGGAAATCCTCAATCTTATTGTATGGGCGCCCATTGAAGACCTGTTCGATGGCTGCATCTCCGAGGCCCTTGATTGAAGTCAGAGGTTGAATCAGTGATGATCCATCTTCGGAAATCTCCCAAACTTTTCCAGAGGTATTTATGTTGAGAGGTTCGAGAGTAAAGCCAAGGCTTTTGGTGAGATTGATGGCTGCTTCCTTGCGTCCTTCAGGTTCCTTGTCAAGGAAGGCTGCGACCCATTCTACAGGGTAGTAGCGAAGGAGCCATGCGCACTGATAAGACAGTGTTGCATAAGAAACAGCATGAGATGCATTGAAGCCGTAGCCTGAGAAGTATTCCATTCTCTCCCAAATCTCCATCGCCTGCTGTCCCGTAATTCCCTTATCGACACAGCCATCCACAAACTTAAGACGAATCACCTCAAGAGTCTCTGCCCCCTTACCTGTTCCCTTCTTGGTTAGAAGCTTACGCAGGAGGTTGCCCTCGTCAAGAGAGACATCACGCCCAAGCTTGTGAGCCAAAAGGGATAATTGTTCTTGGAAGATGATGAATCCGTGAGTTTCCTCGAGACACTCTTTGATGACAGGGTGTCCGTATTCTATAGAATCAGGGTCTTCCAAGGCCTTGACGTATTTCTTTGCGACGCCTGCACCCAGAGGTCCAGGACGATAGATTGCTGTGATTGCTGCCAAGTCAACAAGGTTCTGAGGCCTGACTTCTTGACAGAACTTCTGGGCGCCCTGCTGAGTGAACTGAAAGACTCCAGCCCAAGCTCCCTTGTGAAAGATCTTCTCCCATACCGATTGGTCTTCGAAGTCAATTGTGCTTGGATCGAGGTGTTTATTATAATAACTTTTTACATCCTCGAAAGAAGGGCTTGTGTTACCATGGTGTCTCTTGAGGATGTGGCGAATTGCACCTTCAATCATTCGGAGAGAGGCCAGACCAAGGATATCAAACTTAATAAATCCCATCGGCTCTAAGTGACGAACGTTCATGCCTTCGGACCAAGGGGTCTGTCGGACACCGCCAGAGGCGATGAGTGGCATATGCTTGTCAAGGTTTTCACCGACAAGGACACCACCAGCGTGACGGGAACATGAGCGAACGCTTCCGAAGATACGCAAAACGTGAGTCTTGACGTGTGGATACTTAACTAGGAAGTGCTTCAAGCTGTCTGAATACTCCATCACCTCATGGAACGTTGGGGTGTAAACACCGGAGGCGATACCATTGGCCTCTTTTGCTCTTGGAGTTGCCTCGCTCAGCATGCGACTCGTCACGTTGTTCACTTCGGAAAAGTCGATGCTATAGAACTTGGAGATGTCCTTGATTAGCGATCTTAATTGAAGGGTGTTCCAGTTCGAGATTGGGACGACCACGTTGTCTCCCCACTCGTCAATGAGCATGTCTTTTAATTCCATTGGGTCGGCGACATCATAATCGATATCTGGATAATCAACCGCATCCTTACGCAAGAATCTCTCAAACTGCAAGTTGTATTTGATGGGATCAATCTGAGTAATGTTGAGACAGTATGCGATGAGGGAACCTGCAGCAGAGCCGCGGCCGGGGCCGACGAGTTGAACCTCTTGGGCCTTGTCCGAGATTGCCTTCATAGTTAAAAAGTATTTGCTAAAGCCGCGGGAGGAGATGACATCGAATTCTTGAAGAAGTCTTTCTTCATATGTTTTATTTCCTGCGAAGCCTCTGGTTCGTAGTCCTTCCTGTGCGAAAGAGAGGAGAGCCTCTTCTGCAGTGCAGTCTGCAGGGACAACGAATTCTGGGAGTCGCACTGTGCTGTCTGGGAAGAACGCTTCGACCTTCTCGTGGGCGATCTGGTGTGTGCGCTCGACGCTACTAATCATCAGTGCCTCATCATACTCAACGCCTGTGGGAAATACAGGCTTGTCATTCTCGCGGTAGATCCAACTGTCTGGGTTGGAGTATTTGCGAATAGCTTCAACCATCTCGTCACCGTTCTTTGGATAGAGTTCACAACGAGTCTCATCAATTGAGTCAGGAAGGGTCGCCTCTTCAAGGCCCTTGCGGAGCCAGCCGAGCTTCTTATAAAGTTCCCTATCCTTCCAGGCTTCCTTGTTCGGATAGTGACTGTCAGACGTGGAGACAAGCTCAATGCCCAACTCTTCACAAACCTTGATTACAAATTTATTGATGGCGTGTTGATCGGGGATTGCATTCCACTGAACTTCTCCGTAGAAGTTGTCACCGAAGATTTCTTTGAAGCGCGTTGCGGTCTTATGCATGGCTTCAAGAACAGCCTCCTCGCCCTGCTCGCGGTTCTTCCAGTAGTCACTAGCGAAGACGCCGCCCATGCAGGCGCTGGAAACTATAATTCCTTCGCTGTGGGTCGCAAGTGTTTCGAAGTCTAGCCTCGGATATCTATAAAAATTTTCGGGCGTGTATGATTCTGAGATCATCTTGAAGAGGTTGTTTAGACCTTTCTGGTTAGCGGCAATAAGAACAAGATGACTGCGACGAGAAAGAATGTCTTTAACAGCACTCTTACTAGCTTCTTCATCCTCGACTGTTGTTCCAGTTGCTTCGGCATCTTTTTTTGCCCTCTTCTTATCTAGTTCGGCGGCTTCCTTTTCGGCATGCCATTCTTTCAAACTAGGAACAAAATATGCTTCGCAACCATAGATCGGCTTGAAATCTTTACCTTGAGAGTGCATCTTCTTTGCGTGAAGCACCTGATAAGCGAGTCCATTCATGTTACCATGGTCCGTCAAAGCGAGGGCATCCATGCCGCTTTTATATGCAGATTCCATATGCTCTTGTGGGTAGCCAAGGGCATCGAACGGGGAGCCGGCAACACTGTGAGCGTGGAGTCCAACGTATTTTACTTTCGGTGCTGTTCGCTTAACTTCTGTCATTTTTTCTCCTGAACTTTTCTGTAGCATCTTTTTATTATAATCGAAAACCATTTATTTGTCAACTGAATTGTTGGGGGATATTCTTGGTGCCTGTTTGATATCCTTGAGCTTTTGTTTTTTCTTAAGCTCCTGCTTGTCCGGCTTGGGTTTTTCAGGCACGTTGGCCGTGGAGGTAAAAAGTGCAACGAGTAGGCTGAGAGTTTTCATTTCACGTACCTCGAAGTCCTCTCAACGTGTATAAATTTTTTGTGGCCGCTATAAAACACCTCGGCGAAGCTGTAGGTCTTGGGGGTGTCGCTAATTACGATGCCGGGCACTTCGTCAAAAGGAGAATACTCGTCAATAGCCAACAGGACCAGAATAAGATCTCCACGGCGGTAGAGCAACTCACGTCTCGGAGCCCACGCCTCTGTAATTTCTTTGTGCTTCTCTTTTCTGGAAGGTGACGATGCCATTGGCGTTCTCCGTGTGTTTTACCAGTTGGTTTTCTGAGGTTAGATACTCTCTATAGTTTTCCCAACTGTCGATTTGGTGATACCAAGGTATCTCGATCTCTATTGGCTCATCCAGTATAACAGATTTAAAAATTTCGTCAAGCTCTGTTTTATATTTTCTTACTTCCCGTCGAGCATAAACAAAGACGTCGCGGTCGAAAGTGAATGCAGTCTGGAGGCCGTCGGCTACCGACTTACCGTTGTGGGATACAACATAGGATTTGCTGGACCTAAGCATGTGGCGCTTTTTGCGGAGAGTGGTGGGATCATAAAGTCCATAGGGAAAGGACACAAAATATTTATCAGGGATGAGCCACTTGCTTACCCGAAAGGACATTCTAAAGGAATTGATTGCGCCAACAAGTGTGGACCAGCCAAGACTCTCTCGTCTTTCAAAGTCAATAGGTTTAATCTTGACGTAATAGATTGGTATGCGGCGGATATGATCTGAATGTGTGGAACGCGGGTTCTTTGCAACCTTGTCTACCTCCACAGGGTCATACACCCAGTCACCAAGACGGTGACGTATGAGAGGGGTTGTACCCTCTTTGCAGACGACCCAAATAGTGCTAACACCTGCACAAGCGCATTCGAAGACGGCATGCTCAACGGCAAGATAATCTTGGCCAACGGGCATTAAAGAGTCGTGCCAAGGCATGTTAAAGTCAAGCTTTGCGCCAGTGACGGGGACAATACCTGCGAGATGAAATTCTCCAACAGCATATTTTCCCTTTTTGGATTTGCGCTTTTCCTTGAGGATTCTAACGCCTTCTAGGTTCTTCTCTTCCATCAACTAAAAGCCTTTCTAATTTTCTATTATACACCGACTTTGGTTCGTTGTAAAGTTCAAAATCGAAGTGCAGAGAGTCAGTGTTTTCATAAACGTTCTTGTGCATAGGGAACACATCCCTTTCAGCAACTTCGAGCTTAAGTGATAGGTATGCTGGCTTTCCGCTAATTGCTTGAGTTCCATTTTTTGTTCCTCGGATCCCCGCTGTTTTCATCATATCTCTCGACTTCAAGAAAACATATGTTTCTGAATATTCAACATCTCTGAGTTGTTTGTCTGTTAGAACCGAAATGGAACATGCGTCTTTGATCGTGGCTCTCTTTCCCATCACTCTCCGACTAGGGTAGAAAACCAACTTGTTTACAAAATTGCTGTCTTCATCCTCGATATAGTCGTAGGGGTGATTTCCGCCACGTCGGACGCTAACCCAGTCCAACACCAAAAATTCTTTCTTCGCAGACTCAATTGGGAGTGGGAGGCCGGCGATATTGTGATCGTCGACGATGTAAGCGACTTCAAACGAAACTTCAACAATTCTGGAATTGTTAGTAAAACAGCTTATGGTCTTATCATCATTAATCCTAAGCTTGGAAATGTTATCGGCGAAAGGCAGTTGGCCCGTCATAGACAACATAAAAGATAGGTGCCTCCACCTTTCAGACTTAAAGAAGAATATAGCGGGTGGTGGCTGACCTATGGATAGGATCGGCAAACCTGTTCGATGGGCAAACTCAAGAGCCTCCAAGGAACCACCAACGATCACATGGTCGTAATGAAGTGAGGAATAAGATTGAGTCATATATGGTGTCTACGATCTCTGGAGCCAGAAAAAGAGAGGAAAGCATTGCTGATGGGATTATGATCAAAACCAAAATTGGAATTACATACTCGCTCATCAACACCTTTAGTGTTTCTCTTTTTGTTCGTTTTGGCTGTCTGGGCATAACGGCGGCTTCTCAAGAGGCACTTGAGAAATGCTGGTGCGGTGTACCATAAAGCCCGTGACGCCAGTAGGCGAAATCTCCGTGTTATTAGAGCTTTACTTCGCAAAGTACATAGTTTGCTTGAAGTAAATAGTGGGTGTCGCCATCAATGGAGACTTCCCTAACCATATTCGGCTCTGCGACGACGAGAGAACCTTCGGTGATCTCGCTTTTAACTGAGTCATGTACTTTCAGTACTTTAGCGACGACGTATTCTGCCTTCTTTTGATAGTCGGATGGGAGTAGCACAGCTGGCTGTACTTGCTCCTCTTCCGGTACTGGCTCAATTAGAATATGCTTGTTCTTTGGAAGAATATTCATCAAACGCTTCTCCCGACAGTCTCGTAGAAATCCATAAGCTGATCAAGATCGACATCATCTTTAATCATCTTATATGCTTTCATAGCCATCTTGATCTCGTCCTTGTCGAGCCAGTTGTTTTCGACATAATTTGTCTTCAAGGCTCTCTTCTGCTCCTTGAAAGGCTCAAGTGCATCATCGATTGCAGCAACTGACTTAATGTAGTCTACAATACGTTCTTCTTTTGTTACTTTATTCTCGTTATTTTCTGTAGTCATGATAACTCCTCTTGCCTACTTGTTGAATTGTTCTGCTATTTTTTTAACAGACCATTTAGAATTTCGTGAGAGCTTGTCATATGTATCCAACTCTTCTTTGAATGTCATGGGGCGATTTTTAACCCTCGTCTGGCTGTACATATTATATCACACTCTAGTATAAAAGTCAACTAAAATGCTGTGTTAAAATTCAAAACCTTTTACTGGGCGCCATGCGCAGTGGGTTCCCAGGTAAGCAAGAAGTGTGTTAAGCTTACCTGATTCGCGGTATTTTATATTATATGTAGTCTCCACTGGGAAGGCTGGTACGCTGTGGGATTGCCACCCAGACTGATAGATAAGGATGCAATCGGGAGGGAGAATAGACAAAACTTGATCCAGTACTTTGGTCGGGTAAATCGTGTTGTCGATATAAACAATCGTAGCATCGGAATAATCTTGTTCTAGGAAGTTGCCCTCTATAAAGGTTGGCTTTGTTGCTGGAAAAGTAATGGAGTCAGCAAGGTTTCTAGCTGCAGCGATCCTATTTGGGCACAGCTCCACACCTATAGACTTCTTAGCGTTGGAAAGAAGAGCTACCTGTCCAACCAGCCTCCCAAGTCCGCAGCCGAGGTCATAAAATACACAATCGGGATCTTTAAATTTCTTTGCAAACTTTCTCATCACGGTGGTTACGCCTTGCATTGTGATCTCGCCATAAGTACTTGCGCTGGTGAGTTCGGAAACTGTCGGCATCCCTTCGAACTTCTCTTCATCGGCTGCGCACCAGAGGGCGGAGCCGTCTGCGTAAAGTGCTTTGAGTGCGGTGAGAATCTTTTCAGCTTCCTCTTCGGTCGGGTTAAATTCCCTATTCTTGGGTTTCACTTTTTTACCTTTTTTCTTTTTCGCCATGATATTGTCTCCTTATCCACATTTAGCGTAGCCGCACTGAGTACATGCAAGACAACCATCCTGATAAATGAGTCCGTCGGCATCGCAGCTTGGGCAGGTTTTATCTGATGCTCTTTCTCCGTCAGTTATATACTTCTTAAGTACTCTTGACAACACTTTATTGAACGAAGTAAAGTCTGTATCTTGATCTTTTTGCATTTGTTCGACAATAAACTTAACATTTGCGCCATGGCGGAGGGAAAGAGAGATCATGCGCGTGAAGATTGCATTGTTGGGATTATCGAATATATTGATGATATCACTAATAACCAACTGGTCGTCTCCCTCTCCAAGAACCAAGTCGTAGATAGATCTGGTTGTCTTGCGGGAATGCTTGACGATGATTCCGTGAGTATGTTTGTTGGGCAAAGTTATTTTAGAAGATAATCCGGCGAACAGTTCATATGGTTTTCCTTCCACAAGGCCAGTGAGGACAACCCACTTCTCTCCCTTGATTGTGGTACGGTGGATCTCACACTCAACCAAGTCTGGCCTTGGAGCTGCATCGCGTTGGACGAACCCTTCTGGCTCTTCTTCTGTGTCTGTGACAAGGACACCAGTTCGAGAACCATCAACATAGACGGTGATCCCCTTTAGTCCTCGCTTCCAACCTTCTCTGTAGAGTTCGCCAACGACCTCTGGCTTCGTACCTGCTGGAAGATTAATGGTAGAGGATATTGCGTGATCGATATGTTTCTGAATTGTCTCCTGAATTTCCACCCTGCGAAGCCAGTCGATCTGATCTGATTCAACAAAGAAGTCTGGAATCTCATCTATCGTTTCGCCTGTGTGGAATTCGTTTTCTTCTCTCCACTCCTGTACGTTGTGGTGAAATACCTTATATTCCTGCCACTTGTCGCCAATCTCGTCAACGAAGTCAACCTTTGTCTCAGTATCGTTGTGGCCAATCTTGCGACGACGTGTATAGAAGTTTCTAAACACTGGCTCAAGACCTGAGCTTGTCTGGCTCATAATTGATACTGAACCTGTAGGAGCGTTGGTTAAGATGGAGATATTTCTTCTTCCATTCTTTTTTATCATCTCCCTAATTTCTTCTGGGAGTGCTTTAATGAATGCATTGTCCTTCTCTAATTCCCAAGAGAAGTGTGGGAATGGGCCGCGTTCGATTGCAAGCTTGCAAGACTCTCGATAAGCTTCAGTCTTAAGTGTGCTATAGATCATATCAATTACTTTAATGGCTTCGTCACTGTCGTATCGCATGCACAGGCACGCAAGGGCGTCGGCAAGGCCATGGGTGCCCAGTCCTGTGCGGCGGCCATTTGATGCAGCGTCACGAAGTTTGAGCCACAGGGACTTCTCGTCCTTAGTGTCGCAAGATGCCATGATTGCCTCAATCTTCTCTATTTCTAGCTCAACCAAATCATCAGACAAGCGCATTGCGTGTCTCACGGTGTGACCGAAGTCATCGAAGTCAAAAGAAGCGTTGCTGGTAAATGGTTCCTTGACGAAATTTTTAAGATTAACAGAGATGAGTCTGCAGCTGTCGTAAGCCGATAGTGGAATCTCGGCGCAAGGGTTCGTGCAGATGGTCTTGTATGCTGGATACTCGTGCGCTGGCAGATTCTTTGTGATGTTGTCCCACATTAAGATACCGGGCTCTGCAGTGTTCGTTGCAGACTCCACAATCTTATTCCAGACATCAACTGCTCGGACCTCTTTAGAGATTTTTGGGCGTTGGCGGCCGACAGGATAACTCAGCGTAAAGTTCTCGTCGCCATCGACTGCTTCCATAAAGTCATCACTGATCTTCACCGAAATATTTGCGCCTGTGACCTTTGTTAGGTCATGCTTCATCTCAATGAACCTCTCGATGTCAGGGTGACGCACGTCCATCGTGATCATTAACGCACCACGGCGGCCATTCTGACCTACCATTCGGCAGACATAAGAATAAAAGTCAGCAAAGGACCATGCACCGGTGGTGGTTCCCGCACTATTGCCGACAGCAGCACCTTCGGGTCGGAGGTTCGAAATGTCCAGTCCAACACCACAACGGCGCTTAAAGAGGTTAGCAAGGTCTTTTCCTGAATCCATGATTGAGGAAATATTATCTTTGGGAGAATCGACAACAACACAATTTGAGAGAGATACGTTGACAAAATTGTTCCCGATACCATACATAGGAGATCCCTGCGGAACAATCTTTTTAAAACCCTTGATATCGTCAAAAATGGTTTCCTTGCTCAATTGTTTGCCACCGAACTTGGCTTCAATGCGGGAGAATTCGCTGGCTATTCGGATGTGCATGTCATTGGGGTTTGTCTCTTTAAAATCCCCTTTCTTGTCCCGTAGGGCGTATTTTGTTATAAAAACATTGGTGGCGAGTTCATCACCATCAAAATATTCTTTCGTTTCTCGATTAACGGTTTCAACTTTAGACATCTCGTTCTCCTCTTCGTGTGCATTGTTCATTATAGCCTACTTTTGTTCTTCTTTAAACTCTTTATATTTCTCTTTTATCTTTTCTCTCTGCTCTTTTGCGGTGATAACTGCGATGGATGCTGGCGTATCTCCTTGGTTTGTGAGCACTTTAAGTTCGATGTTTCTGGTATCCATATACATGGGGTAGACCAGTCCATCCATACCATTTCTGTTTTTGGCGACGTACATACGAGCAGTGTTGGCCTGTTTATCTTCGGCTGTGCGGGAAATGGAACAAATGAAGTCGGCGACGAAGCATTTATTAAAAGCCTCACTAATCGACTCCATGGTGATCACATCTGCACTGATACCTGATCGATTTGTCTGAGAGGCGGTCCATACAGGACATTCATACTCCTGTGCGATTCCTCGCAACTCCTCATAGATTGATTCCAACTCGTTCCTCTTTTCTTTCTGTGTCGACACGGGCCTAAGAAGGTCGCCATAATCCATGATGATCATGTCTATGGGCACGTCGCGTTTTCGGAGTTTTTCCAAGTGCGCTCGCAAAGTCTGTGTCGATGCTGACTTTGTTGGGTACTCTTTAATTATTAGGCCGCCTGACATATCTTTAATTTTTTCGTAAATTTCGTCTTTCAAGCCATGCAGTGCGTTAAGGCCGTAGCCAGTTATGCAAGAGTCGTATCGGTTGCCGATAACTGTGTCCTGAAGTTCTAGCGTGTAATGAATGACGTTGCAACCTTTTTTAATCGCTTGGGTTCCGAGGTGAACAAGGGCCATTGATTTGCCTGCACCTGTCGGGGCGACAACAACACCAAGCTCACCCTTACCAAGTCCTCCGTGGGTGATGCCGTCTATCTCTTGCCAACCTGTCGTTACGGGGTTTCGGGCCCTCAACTCAAAACGTTTCTCAAAGTCCAGTAAATAATCATACCCAAAATCCGTATCGGTTCCTAACTTAAGTGCGTCATCAAGGGTACTTCTGATTTTCTCAAAAGAATTGTCTTTCAAGAGTTCCACACTTTTGATCATTGCCTCTTTGAGCTTTTGTTTCTTACAGAACTCTAGAGCATTCTCTTTGACGTAATCTGCATCTTTAAGTTCTGCCTCGGTAGAAAAAGTTCTAGCAAAAAAGTCACGAACTTGAGTTTTTACAAGTTCGTTCTCGCCTTCAAGCTCTGTCCTAAGTATTGTCTCTATAATTGACTTGGTGGGATGTGTGCCGTACTTCTCTTTGTATTCAAAGATCTTGCGATTAAAGACCTGTAGATACTTTGTCTCAAAAAAGCCAACATCCATTACCTCCCCGATTTGATCGGAAAATTGGCGGTCATCGAGGATTAAAGTTGTGAGCTTCTCCTGAAATGACTTGCCGTAGTGAGCGAATGTTGCTAAATCTTTTTGCATGTGTTGGTTGTCCTCTTTGTGTTTGTGGTCTTTTGTGCGCTTATGAATCGGCGGCACATGGCGTACAATTCATCCCAATTTCCTGTTCCAAAGCCGTCGGCGATCATCGATGCGGCAATTGCGGTCTTGTTGAATTGAAGTGGGCTTTTAATTCTCGATTGTATCTGCCTTCCTGCTTGCGCGGATAAGTTAGGCGCAGCGAGTTGCATCATCTGGTAGTTAAGATCCGTGATGCTCTTGTTCTCTAATATTGTATCATATATTTTTGCTTTGCCAAGGTTTTTCTCACACTCCTCGTAGATATCTTGCAGGTAATATTCGTTGTCTTCCCTCAAAAATGGGAACTTCTTAGCGACAGTCTTTAATCCGACACCTGGGATGCCCGGAAGGTTGTCTGACTTGTCTCCCTCCATCGTGCGAGCGATAACAAAATTCGAAGGATGAATGCCGGTAGATTCAATCAAATTCTTTTCTGTGATGACCTCGTAGTCGCGTGGAGGCAGGCCTGCTTCTTTGGCTGCTTCTTTGGCTTTCTTGGTTAATTGCTTGGGTCGATAAATCGCAGTCTGCCCTGCGATGGCGTCATTGCTCACACACTGGTAGAAGTCCTTATCTGTCGATACGATAATGCGAGTGTATCCATGGAAACAGGACATGCTGTTAACATAAGAAATAATATCATCTGCTTCGAAGCCATTAATGCAAATTTGTGTCACTGGCATCAGGTCAAGATAATCAACCGTGTTGGTGTATTGCCATGCCTTATTCGCTTGCTCCTGTGCTTCAGTCAGCAAATCTCTGACGGCCCTGTTTAGTCGAACTGGCTTTCGACCTCCTTTGTATCCTGGGCAGAGCTTTCTCTTTCTGGCGGATCCGCCGTTGCCATCCCAGACAACAACAATTCGGTCTGGATTGACGTTCCTTGCGATCTTTTGTAGAGACATGAGAAAACCCTTGCAGCCACCAATGGGGTCGCCGTTGGTAGAGATACTAGGGTTTGCGATGTAGCTTCGCATGTAGATGTTTAGGCCATCGATGATCAATAACCTTTTTTGCTTTTTCACGAGATGTTCCGTCATTGTGATTCGCCAACGTCAGCATCTAAGTCATAAAACTCTGATGCAGGGCCTTCTCTGTTTGCAAACTTAAGAACAATCTCTTGCTCAAAAATTTCCATGGCTGTTGCTCGGAATTTCTCTTCCTTCATCTTATCAAGCCACATCTTTGATTGAAACTTATCTTCTTTGCCGTCAGCATGAATCAATGTGTACCAGGCGCCAGCGTTCTTTAGGCGTTGGGATCCCCTGATTGCCTCAAAGATGCTTTCGTCGTTTTGGATGCGAACTTCATCGCCCCATAGGATTTTGAAGAAACACTCTCGACCTTCAGATGCAAAGCGAGACTTTTTAATTCGTGCTTTTACTTCCGAACCGATGCGATAGCCGTTATCGTCGAGAATGTAAGAGGCTTTTGATTTTCTTCCCGTAAGATAGATCCTCAAAGAAGCTGCATATTGCATACTTTTGCCGCCTGGGGTGACGTAGGGGTCTATCATAGCTGAGATGTGGTCGCCAGGTTTTGGAATGTGTGTCTTTAGCTGGTTTAACACCAAGAATGTACTGTTTGATTCGTTCAAGGGAACGGTCAATTTCTGCATTGCCTTCGAAAGGATTCGGGCCTTCAAAGCCATTGTTTCTTGAGGATTGAATGTACCAGAATTATCAGATTTAGTTGGTGTGTTAGCCAGACTGTCCCAAATAAATAAAGTATTTTCTGCACCCTGAGAAAGAATGAGATCGATTGTCTCGAACATATCTTCAACTGATTGTGGTGTTACCCGCAAGAATAGTGATTCTTCTACACCCGCTTGTTTTAAAAATTCAAAGTCCAAAGCTGCCTCGGAGTCGAAATATACGACCTCAAACCCCTTTTTTGTGGCGCTTGCTGCGACTTGGGCCGCCATATAAGATTTGCCGGAACCTTCTAGGCCAGCAATTTCTGTGATTCGTCCTACGGGGATTCCTGCGATTTTGCCGCGACGAATGATACCGTCGAGCCACGTACATCCGGTGGGGATCCAATCGACGACTTCCGAAGGGTTGGAGTCGCCCATGGTGTGAGCCACGGTCATGCCCATCTTTTTATTGAGGACGGCGGCAAGTCCCTTGATGCCTAGTTTTGATTTATCGTTTTTTCTATTTGTTGCCAAGGGGCACCTCCATTATAGTTTTAAAGTTCTGGAGCGGGAGACGAGATTCGAACTCGCGACGTCAACCTTGGCAAGGTTGCACTCTACCACTGAGTTACTCCCGCAAAACAAACACCCCCGTTTTACCGGGGGTGTTTTGAGTTAAGCGTTCAACAGGTCGTTGAAGGACTTATCTACAGACGCTGCACCACTCTGCTGGGCAGCGAACTTTGCCGTCTCTTTAGAAGAGGATTCGGCAGATGTGTCATCAGAGAGATATTCGTCAAGACACGCTTGAACGTCGGCAGAACTTTTCTTGTCGAAAAGACTATCCAAATCAGGGATGCTTTCCAAAATCTCCTTACAAGCTTCTGGGGTTGCTTCCACACAAACGGTAGAGGTTGAACGCTTTGGCGTCAACTTGGTTTGAGGGAATGACTGACCGGGAGCCTTACCGTAATGGAGGTCCAAGTCGGTTCCTGATTCGATATCAGTGATATCGCCGTATTCGGGGTTCAACACGAGGTTAAGCAAGGTTTCATAAGCCATTTTGCCGTAGCCCCACATCTTAACGCCCAAGTTTTCTTCGCCGCGAACTAACACGGGAGAGAAGAAACGCTGACGGGCTGTGAGTTCGCGAGCCATTTTCACACTCTCGTCATCACCCGCTTTGTACAACTTCTTTGAAAAGTCACACACTGCGCACTCTTCGCCGTAATTCTTCTTGGGACACAAGAAGCCAGAGTTGTTACCAACGTTGTAATGAAAAAAGAAATCCTTGAAAGGATCACCATCTTGCGGGGCAACAATACGAATTGTCTGATTGCCGTCGGATGGTCGCCAGAATGCGGAAGATCCTCCGTTACTTTTTGTCTGAAGCGTGTTTAAGCGATCACGCATTTTGCTCATATCAATAGACATGTTATTTTCTCCTGTTAAAGTCACTAGGGCAAATTTCCCCTAGTGCTGGTTTGTTGTTATTATTATACCACAGATCATCAATACTGTCAAGTACTTTCAGATCGTTTCTGTATCACAGTAGAAGACTGGACACAGAAGATGTGTGGTTCATCGTAAGTCGTAGAATACACCCTATAAGATGTTCTCTGATCGCCCTCGCGCTGAGAGTCTATGAGATCTTTCAACCTCGTTAATAATTTATTATCATTCCTTAGTTCATCTTCATTAATTCCGCAGAAATACATTCTCTCGCGAACATCCTGCAAGTCAAAGAATGGCTTCTCTGCAGAGTCAGTTAAAGACACCATGCTTATGGTCATGATTCTCGACCAATTAACAGCGTCAGAATCAACGCTCAAAACAGGGGTGGAATGTTCAAAGTAGTTTATCAAATTCAAGGAAGAGAAGATGTAATTAATAAAAGTCTCCTCATAACCAATGATTGGGACTTGACCCATTGCTTCTTCCACCTTTTTTGCGCTGATAATGATCATCTTTGCAATTGCGCCAGAACGTGCGTATTCCTGCAGAACACCGAATACAAGGTTTTCTGCATTCTTGCTCTCTTTGTTGAGTGCTGACAGATCAGGCTGGATATATACCACTGCTGTGGACCAAGGTCTTGCATGCTCTAGGACCTTGAGGGATGCGAGGGCAATTGGCTCTCCTCCGTTGACTATGAAGATGCTGCGTCCTGTGAGTTCCTTAAAAAAGTGTTTCATCGGTGGGACATTCTTCTCGTAGTTTTCTAGGCTTTTTTCTTTTTTAACTCCCCGAGATCTCTTTGTCTTTGGCAGATCGATGCCGATCTTGTAGACATCGTAGTTATCGTGTTTTTTGAATTCGTCGGCGAGCTTACAGCCCATATCGCCCAGTCCAATAATGTTAATCATGTGGATCTCCTGTTAATCTATT